ATCTTCTTAAGTGTGTTGACCGTACTCTCTCTATACGCCTGTACGATCGCCGTATCGTTGAGATCAACGCTGTCGGTAGCTTGTTGCTTGATGTCGGCTGCCTTGGCCTCTACGCGAGCCTGGATCAACTCCTCGCTCGATGGGGTTTCAGAGAGTAGCTTTAGTAAGTAGTCGCCGCTGTTGACCCCTATGAGCTTTGCGGAGCTATCTAACTTAAGTCCACCTTTGACGAAGATTTTGTTTTTCTTAAGTCGCTCATTGCCAGAGTAAAGTTTTTTTTGTTCAGGGGTAAGACTACTAAAATCAATCGCATATTGCGAGAAGCCTGGTTTAGTGTGAGAAGAGTTCGCAACGTCAGTGATCGGAGTAGCGAACTTGTCGACGATTGTAGTATTATAAGAAGGCTTCAAAGTATCTAATGCCGTATCGAACTCGGCCTCCGTCGCTTGGTCGATCGTTTGATCGACAATTTCATTCATCTCGTAGATAGAGGTCTCGTTGATGTTGTCGACGATCTTTTGTCTGGCAGACTGATCGGCCTCGTTAAGAGATTTTATTTCTGACTCACCAACAACGCCTTCGATAAGCGGTGTGAAGTTAGGTTGTTTTAAGAAATCCTCTTCACCGAACACGTCATTGATCGGCTCTGGTGTATCAAGAGCTTGTTGAATGGTTTGATTGGCTGTCACATCATCAGGTAAAGAATTTTGGATAAGCTGAACTCTTTTTTTAAACTTTTTAACCTTCGTCCGATTCTCTGGCTCAACGTCAGAAGGGTTGAGTAATTTCAAATACTCTTCAGCTACTTCTTTGGTTCCAAGAGCTTGTGCGATTGTATCATCGTCAGCAGTCACCTCAAGCTTGAGTCCAAGTGCTCTTTCTTGAGGTGTCTTTTGACCGACATCGAGCTTAGCCTTCAACTCATCACGCTTGGCTTGAACCGCATCAAGTCTCTCGGCGTAGACTTTAGCTGAACGAGGATCTGGTTTACCAGCTTGGAGCGCCAAGTACTCGCTGATCTCTGGCATGGTCGCAGAGATCGCAAGAGCTTTGTCGATATCAATGGACCTGGGAGCGTTTGGAGCACCTTCAGGGTCCATTGCTTGTTCCAGTGCCGCTAGCTTCTCAGGGCTTGTGGAAAGCTTTGATTTTATGTACTCAACATCAACCCAGACTTTGCGTTGGTCCGGTGGGAAACTTTCTTTGATGATGGCAAGTGCTTCTTCGGGGGCGTGGGTGTTTAGATCAGATCCTTGAAGCATCTTAGATGTACCGTCGAACACGTCTTGAAAGTTAAGAACATCAACAACGTCCTTGTGAGTGTTGATGTAATTTGGGGTGGTGTACTCTGAGTCTATTGGTACGATGCCACCCGCTTTAGATTTTTTGAGCTTATTTGCAATCATCTGAGGGGTGGTGAGTGCTCCCGTGATCACGCCACCAGACGTTGCGCCAATGACCCCTGCATAACCAACCCGCTCAAGTCCTTCTCTAGTCTTGATTTTACTCCAAGCATTGAGAACGCCGTTTTGAAAATCGACTTCACTCTCTTTGTAGGTACCGCCGATTTCTTCCCCAATGATGGAAGTGATCTCATCGAGTATCTCGCCTGCCCCACCAGTCATCATGGACTTGCCGATCCCAATGAACGCTTCTTTCATCAAGGGATTCTTAAGAGCTTCTCGTCCGGCTTTCCCACTCAGATACTTCTTGATCCAAGGGACGTTACCGAGAGTTAGCCTGTCGACAACCGCACCGATCGCCCCACTAACAACCCCAACACCGTGAGAGATCTGCTGTTTGGTAGCTTGGTCGATGTTTAAGGGGTTTCCTTGGTCGTCTAAGGCGTCATCAAGGTCGTTGTAGGTTGCGCCAGTCATCTTCTTGTAACCGTCGTAAAAGAACGCCAGAGGCAAGGCTACGCCCAACCCTTGAGCGGCACCTACGCTAAGCCCTGTTGCTACCCCTACCGGGCCAAACAAAAGACCACCAACGGCGGCATTAGCCCCCATGGTTCCTGCGGTGATCTTTCCGATCAACTCTTTATTACGCCAAGTCATCGCACCGAAATCAGCGACCTGAGCCGAAGTCTCTGCGACAACTTTTTCCCACCCAGTGGCCGGACCATAATCCGTCATTCCAAAATTTGATTTAGAGTCGGCTTTTAAACTTTGACGCTCGAACTCTTTGTCTTCGTTGTATTCAACCCCAAGAGTGTTTCCAAGAATTGTACCAGACGTGGCCGCCTCATAGCCTCTCTCGGCTAAGGTGTCATCGTCGCCAGTTTTACGTTTAATCGCGTTGGCTGTGTTTCCTATGATTCGCTCAAAGTCAGAATATTTTGTTGCCTCTGGGGCAATAGCTCCTGCGTGTTCAGAACTTTGTCGGACCTTACTCGCAACAATTGGTGTCGCATATTCCGGGTACATAAGTTTCTTGATCTCTGGCTCAAGCGTATCCTTCTCGTTTTTAAAATAAGTTGGGTCAACTTGAAGGGTTCTAGCGCCTCTCAAGTTCTGAGCAGCCTCAGGTTGGTTTGATGAGATTAAATTTGTCTGAGGTGTGATGTCTTCTAGTCTCAAAGTTTTCCACCCTTGGATGTATAGAACGCGTCCATCTCTTCTACGGTATTTGCTCTACGTTTTTTTGCTTCAATAAACGCAGCTTGCCATTTGGCTTTTTCAGAAGGTGCTAAGCCCCCATAAATAGAAGCGGTGGGTGCTTCATTTTGCGGTGGCGTAGCACCACCTTGAAATTTTGGACTAACGCCAACACCTTTAAAAGTTTGGCCTGCTACTTTGTCGGCAACGAACTTTCGTACCCACTCCTGATAGACCTCACTCTTAGTCCCTGCTGGATAGTTTTTCTCTTGTGCAAGCATTTCTTCTTGCCAAGAGACCTTCGTGTTAATTTCTTTAGTGGAAAGTCTGGAATCTTTTCTTATAATTTTAGCTAGTATCATTTGTTTGTTCAAAGTGTTGAACATATCCGAACGTCTGTTTCGTTTCTCTGGTTCAGTCTCGTTCACGTCTTGGATATATATTCTTTCGTATTTATTGAAGTCGTCTGTACTCAGTTCACCGGCTTTTTGATAGAACTGAGCACTAGATAGATCAGCAAGCTTTCCACTCTTAATCAGATCCAACATTTCAAATTTTACTTTTTCGTTGGAGAACTCAGGTCTAGCAAACACGAGTTTTTTAATGGACTCGATCTGAGCGTATTTTAAACCAGATGTGTGACTTTGAAAATCTTTGTCCAACTCAAGTTCCGTTACGCTAGTGTAGTCTTTACCTTTGAGTGCGCCTAAAGCACTCTCGAATCTTTGGTCTTGATCACGTTCGACTGCGTGTTTTTTTCTTACTGCTTGCGCGTTAAAAATTTCTTCAGCTTTCTCTCTAACGACTAAATCGCTTGTGCTTTTCCTGATAGCATCAATTGCTGCTTTACCATCAAGACCTCGAACTTTGTCGGCAACTTTAAGCGCCATAAGTTCAACGACTTTACTGTCACTAGATTTTCTAAGAGAATTTTTCTCAGGCCCAAGGATATCAGCACTATAGACATCTAAGACGTATTGAGCTTCTTCTGGTTTATCGGACTGGTTCAGAGTCTTAACAACGTCCCCTAAACCTTTTGTTAAATCGGTTCGGATGGCTCGATCAATGATTGGTTTGTAGGAATCTGGAACTGTGATTTTTCCAGTCTCTACGTCTTTTGTTGCAACGCCTTTTCTAACGGCCATCTCAAGATGTTCGTTAACAATTTCTTCTCTTACCTTCGCAAGCTCAATGAGACTTGATGGTTGTCCTTTTGTGGCAAACATCGCAGCGTCCAACATTTTGTCCTGAGAGACTACGATCTTAGAGGTACTGACTTTGTCTTGGTATTTTGAAAATTGAGCACCTTCAAAAAGTGCCCGAGTATCTGCCATCCCTTGACGAGATTTGAGAATCTTTTCTTTGATGAGGTGTTGGGTACGACCGGAAGATCCCTCATACTGTTTCGTAATATCGTTTTCCAGTTGTACCGAGTCTTCGTCAAACTTCGCATAGTGCTCGGTGGGGTTACCTTCGATTTGTTTGAGTTGATGAAGTTTGGTCCTAGTAGAGATGTCCCACTTCAAAGAGGCTTCGGTCGAAGTCGTTTGAGCCGCTTCCTCCTCCACCCTACCGTAGTAGTCAGCGACTTGGCTCATAGCACCAGTAACCGCTTGATCGACCTGTTGTGTGGCAGGAGCTTGTTGTACCACGTCTGTTGGTATGCGTCCGATGCTCTCAGGAGCTTGCGGTCCTAGTTTTTGTAAGCGAGGAATTTGAACAGCCATTATATTCCTCTCGATCTCGCATAGTTGCTAACACCTGTTACTCTGGGCGATAGATCGTCTGGACTCCCAGCGGTGTAAGCCCTAAAGCCGGTAATTCCTGCGTTGACCAAAGCTGACTCTCTTGTAGCGTTGGAGCTTACTTCAGCTTGGTCCACCATCACCTTACTCGACATTCTCACGTTACGAGCCTCACGCCTAAGGCCTTGAGCTTTGGACCTTGCTTGGTTAGCTATTGCAATTTTGTTAAGAAAACCAACGGTCTTAGTCTCTTCCTGAATATCCGCAGCGGTACCAAAACTGAGGTCGATACCGGCTGCCGCCATGCTCGCTCGTTGTTGCCCGAGAACGGCGTCAATCTGAGGATCATAGGCAGCTACTTCGCTCTCTCCAAATTTCTCAGCTTCAAAAGCATCGTACTCAATAAACTTAGCGTTGATCTCGTTTAAGTGACGCTGATTGTCCGCAGCGTTTCTGATTTGCTCTGCCTGTTTCATTCCTGAAAACGCCTGGTATGCGGCAAGAGCCGCAAGAGCGATGATTTGAACTGCCATGGCTACCTCCCTAAGTCTTCTACGTCTGGAATGATTGATAAGATTTCAAAATGAACTGGGTCAACTCCGCGAATGCAAATCCTACCGTTGCTGTTCCAATCACCTGGAAGTGAAATTTCATGTCTTCTACTGAAAGGCTTTTGATAAGTGTTGCCGATGATCGGATTTTCTTGGGTATAATCTACGTCGTAGCTATCTACTTCGTGCATCCCTTCCACTTTGTTCAACAATGGAAACTCGTGACCAACATAGAACCCGCGAGCTTGGTAGCTTTTGATGTAAACTTTATTCACTGTTTTTGACTCAATGAGAATAGGTCTCTGTTCTACACTATCCATGTCGAGAGTTTCTGTGTCGAAAGTGATGGGTCTACCAACATGAATGATCGAGCCTCTCATACTGTTGGGGAGCGTGATAGAACCGCTGATGACTTGGATGTCAGGGTAATCTTCAATGTCATTGTTTGGTGAGCCCACGACCGCACCGTCAACTATGACTGCGACATATTCCCCCTCAAGATGAGTGAGCCCTGTAACCGTCGTCGCAGTAGCGTAGAGTCTTGCGGTCTCTGCGGAAGTTGCTGGAAACAAAGATGAGGCTTGAACAATGACGTGGTTGTTGTTGATTTTTTGGACTACTTCTAAATCAACCGAAGATCCATCGCTATCAAAGTGCCTGAGAATAGTTCCAACGATTCCGTAGGTTGTTGAGAATATGTTACTTGTCCCACTGGTAAGATCGAGTCTTCCGTCCCACAACATATCTGGAACTTGTATGACCGGGCTAATTGAAAAGCTTTGACCAGTAAGAAGAGAACTATTGAGAAGCGTCTTAAAAGAAAGCATCGCATCCATGGCGGCAATGGATTGACCCATGTAAGCCTCAGGATCGGCGGTGATGACCGATCCAGATATGTACCTTGGAACTGTCCTTTCGATGTGTCGGTTCCCCAGAGAGTCCACAGAGACAAAGAATGTAATATCGGCAAAACCCGTCTCAGCTAATTCTTGGACTTTGGCTCCGTTACTAGAATCGTTTCGAGTCCATGCTTTCATTTGTTGTTCTGGTTCGTAGGTGAACGAAACAAAAGTTCCATCATCTAGAACTACAAAAAGACAGTCAGTTGATCCAGAGTGAAAACCCCAGGACACGACTCTCTTACCTGTGAAAAGATGATTGCTGAAACTACTCAGTTCATTTCCAGAATATGCGGCTTGTTCTGTTGACCAAGAAAGTTGTCTGATCGTGTTGGTCGCAAGATCGACGAATAGGACCCCACCCGGAAGAGCCAAAGGTGGAACAGCTTCGTCAATAATCCATGAGCCTTTTTTCGCAAGTGAGAGATTGTTAGGACCCAACTCTCCACCGCTGAGATACACACCAACGGATGTAAAAACTACAAGACCGTCAGAGTCGATCATTCTTAAAATTCTTGCTTTTCCAGTTGTTCCAGACTTGAACGCAAGAGCCGATGCCGCGTTAAGAGGGACATCCTTCATGAAGTTGTTCTGAAGACCTGGGCGACTCGCTAAGATAGCCTCATCGTCTGTAGATAAAGTTAACAACAGTCTTTGCTGGTAAACTGCGCCTGTTTTTCCAAGATAGTCTATAGGAGTCAATCCTGTATAAACCACCCTAGTGAAAGTCTGACTGTAGTCCGCAGCTTGTCCGATGTCTGTAAACAAGAAGTTGGTACCGTCAAAATAAGTCGTACTTCCGACAAATCCATACTCTCCACCGTTTACAGGTCTTCGATAAACATTGGCTTCGATTGGGGTTACTAGAGAAGATGGAACAGGAATAGTAAGAACTACTTTTTCAGCCGCACCGATTGGAAGATTTGCCCCTCCAACGCCACCCACCGCAAAACCGTCTTGTTCGGTACCTGTCGTTGAGTTCCCAGACAGGTTATTCGCAAGACCAACGAGCGTTATTGCGTACTCAACCGCGTGCCCTGTGCCTGTGTTGGTTGTGACGCTCGCCGTACTAGGGACAGGTGGAATTTGAAAAACAAGAACCTCGGTGATGAACGCACCAGTTGTGAAGTTTAACTTAAGTGTTTTAAGCCCCAGGTAATGAGCGTAAACAAAGACGCCGGTTATCGTAAAATGAATATCTGGAAGTTGAGCTTCTGTCCTTGCGTGAACAGTGTCCGAAAGTAAGGTCCCACTGAAGTTGTAAATTCTAACGTAGAGATGACCCCACTCGATGAGATAACCAGAGTTCGCAGGAGAAAAAAGTCTTATCCTTTGCCCGGCGTTTTTTGCAGCCTTGAAATATGCTCGACCTGGGCGAGTGATGATTCGACCAGTTCGGGCTATAAGCATATTTCTGGCAGTCTTTAAACCTGTCTGATATTTTTCAAAATTAGTCCGCTCATGTAAAGCCGGGTCCAGTTCACCTGCGGAAAAACTTGATTTTGGTTTGAGTGCCATCTAACTCAATCTTTCTGCGACAAACTCCGACTCGTCTTCAGGAGCGGTAAAGATGAAATTTTCATTTCGGTCCTGCTCTTGAGCGTCTGTTTTTGCCAAAACATAGTTGCTTTGGATTTGCTTTATAAGCTCACGAGCGCCTTTCCCTGACACGAGAGGTGCTGAAAGCATTGCAAGCTTATAGGCTATTGCAAGTCCCGCATTTGGGCTCAGAGAGCTTAAAGGAACATCTTTGGAGATGTACTCCGCAATGGCATTTTCTTGATTGGTGAAAATACATTTTAATGAACTTTTGATCGAAACTCTTAAAGGGATTCTAGTGTATCTTTGATCGGCTATTTGGTTCGATTGAATGCGTCTGAGAAACACGCACTCACTAGGGTACCTATACGAATACTGCCAGAGATTGTTGGGTTTAACTTCGATAAGAGAAAGTACGGCCTGACTGGAAGTAGAGTCTAAATCCATATCTTGAAGTGAAGATCTAAACGCTACGTCGTAATGAGTCCTTAAGACAATGACTTCATTGTTGGTCTCAGTTTCGGTGTCGATGATTCGACGGGATAGGAGAAGTGCTCCAAGAGCTAAGTTAAAAATTTCAGCTTTCGTGTACATTTCTCCTGCCCTTTCTCAGCAGGTCTATCCCTTGCTGTATTCTAATTTTTTCTTTTTGCGTTGTTTCTCTTGAACGGGATCGACACACTCCATCGAATCCCCAACTTTACTCAACGACTCAACAAAGAATACATCACCTTCGGCATATCTCAATCCAGCGATGTAGCAAGGTCTCAATGCTACAACCTTGACCCCACCTTTGATTGGTGCCGATTTCAGTACGGCCTTGGAGGTGTCAGGAAATTTAACATCAGGTTTTACTTTCGCTGCCGCGACTACCGCTACTTCCGCTACTTTCGCTACTTTCGCTACTTCCTCTTCTTCATAAGACTCGTGGTCTAATGGCTCTAAGTCCAAAGTTTGGTACTCAGGAGAAGGAGCAGGAGAAGGAGCAGGTCTACTGCTACTCTCTTTGTTCGATTGTGTTCGATTACTCATCTTACACCGACGCTATGTTAACTTTTGGAAACGACCTGAACAAGTCGATTTCGTCCTGAGGCATCAGATAAACATCAGCGGTCAAAGTAGTTGTACCACCTGTCGAAGTGTTTCTGAAACCAACATAACGCTTGGTCATTACGCCTTGAGGAATTGGGATTTCAATTTTCGCACCGACAGGCAAACCCGCCGCCAACACGCTAACACTAGCAAGTACTTCCACACTCGCCGTTAAAGCGGAATCAGTTGCCTGAATTACTTCCAATGTATGAGTTGAACCTGCTCCAGCCGCAACTGTTGGTAAAACAAGCATTGCCATTCTGCGACCCATGCTCAAATCACGGGCGGCAGTACCTTTATCGAAAGAGTTCGTGGAGACGGTAGCCGATCCAGTAAAAGCCTGTGCATTAGATACCTGATTCTCTTTATCAAACTGCATTTAAAACCTCCTAAAAATTAAATTGTAAAAATTAAAAAGCGGGGACTTCTCCCCGCCGACTATTAACCGTTGAAGACTACAGTAGTTGTGACTGCGCTCTCAGAAGTCAGAATTGAATCTGATCGTCTGATTGGGATTCCTAGGAAGGTCAAAATCCTTTTACCTTCAAAATTTTCAAAAGACAATCCAGCTCCAGCGCCAACTTTGGTCAACGCTTGCTTGTGAAGGTGAGCTTCAATTGTTCGGTTCATGTACCAAACTGGGGTTCCATTTTCCAAGGAATCAATTTTATAGGCAGCAGAAATCATTGTGTCGATGACATCTGCGCCAGTTCCAGCTACGAGATCAGAAACGTCAATGTTCGCAACTCGTGCGATTTGACGATAGTCTTTAACTACCAAACCGTGGTCAATAGAGAAATCTTCTTCATAGCCCCAGAAAGTTCCAGCGGCATTGTTTACATCTAATCCGTAAATCTGAACTAGAGAGCCGTTGGCAGACATATCGTCACGCTTCAAGCCCATTGTTGTGCCTTCGGGATAAACCCCAAAAACAGAACGCTCGCCCCACACAACCAAAAGAATAGAAGTGTTGTCAGATCCAGTTCCACCAGCATCAACGATTTGTCGATAAGTTGGTTCAGTGGTAGCTAGAGTGGAAAGGATATCAAAAAATCCAGGGGACTTTTGATTGGAAGAAATTGGTGATCCATAGATCATCAACGTAGCGTGCTCTTGAGCCATTGCTTGGATGTGACCTTGAGCTTGGTTCCAACGATTGTAGGCGACTCGGTCCAGTCCACCGCGACAAGCGACCATCTTGTCGATCTGTGACTTCGACTCGAAGTGAGCTGAACTGAAAGTACGTTCTTCAGATACAGACTTTGAGGTTGGAATCGGTTGGTTGGCTTTACGGTAATAAACAGCAGGTAAAGAAGAACGGATTTCTTCTTTGTGGATTGTTCCTTCGTTCATCGGGTAATAAGGAATATCATTCAGCATCGGGTCGTGCTTAACAAGCACTTCCGCAACTCCCCCGATTTTTCTGTTTTTACTTTTAGCTACGTCCGCCAATGTGAGAAGTGCTGATCCAACCGCTGCCATTTAAAATCCTCCGTGTTAAAACTATTTTTGGTTATAAAAATCTAAAGGGTCCATCTCTGTATCTGATTCATCTTCAGAGACCGAAGGATTACCGTTAACAAACCCTTCCGTCTTGTAGACGTGGTTTGCAATGTTCGCCAAATCTCGCATAACGTAAGGAGGCAACATTGTACCCTTCTCGGTCAAGATCTTTTTCGTACCAGGCATAAATTCTTCCAACACTTTTTCAGCCTGTTTGATGTTGTGCCCGTACTTCTCACCACCAAACTCAGGATCAGTTTTAAGCTCGGTCTCCCAAGCTTTTCGCTGCGCTTTCACAGCCTTTTGATAATCGACTTTCGACTGAGCCTGTGCGGTTTCCTGCTCTTTCATCTCAGTAACTCGAAGGTCCAAGTATTCTTGAGCTGCCTCTTTTGTTAGCCCATGTTTTTTTGCAAACTCTTTAACTGAAGCCACTTCGTTTTTCGGAAGTTTTTCATCAACCTTTAGCTCAAAACCAAGATCGACAACTTTTTCTTCTTCTTTCGGTGGAACGACAGGAGGAGTTTCTTCTTCCTCCTCGCCTTGAGCTTCTTTACCGTAACCCGATACTGGTTTAATTTCCTCAGGTTCTTCTACTGCTTCCGACTTAGGTGCAGGTGCCGCCTCTTTGATCGGTCCTTTTTCATAACCGAACTGATCACTTTCTTTTTCTACTTCTTCCAACTTAGGAGCAGGTGCAACGGCTTTAGGGGCAGGGGCAGGTGTAAACGCCTTAGGAGCAGGAGCGGTTTTTGACCCACCTGGCTCAACATCTCCGGCCTTATCCATTAGAAAGTTCGGCATATAATTTCTCATACTTTTCCTTTTTTAATTCTGCAAGAATTGCCGATGCAACTTTTGGATTGGCTTCCGCAGCCAACTCAAAGAACACCTGACCTGCTCGCAAAGATCCAATTTTATCCATGAGCAAGGAACCATCCAAACCCACAGGAGGAAGATCACCAACCTCAAATTCCTTAAATAGAAACCTGAAGAAAACTCTACCCGCCTCAGTATCTAGAATCGTTCGGATGCTCATGAGAGCTTTCCTTCGATCTAGATACTCAATTTTTTCTTCTTCGCTAATCTCACGTCGCATTAGTTGATGTCTGTATAAGTACCGGAAACAGAAATCGCTGTCCACTGAGAGGCGTTGATCGCACGAAGGGTAATCGAGTTTCCAAGAGTCGCGTTCCTCATTGCGTCACCAGCCGCGTTGGTTTGAACTAGGATCTGATCCGCGTCGTCTGGGTTAACGTCAAAGTTTGAAGCGTTGGCTGTGACAAACGTCAGAGTACACCCGACAGCGAGGGAAGCATCAAAAAGCTCCATTTGAACTGCGCCACTGTTAATGAAGGTTGATCCGCACTGAGCTGTTGTGATTGTCGTAGCGGTCGCTGTAACCACAGGACTTCTAACACCTGACAGTTCACCAAGTATGCTCAACGACATTCTAGAGACCAAAGATCCCGTACTATCGTTTGAGAAAGTTAAAGCGTTTCCAGAAGCCGCAGAAGTAATTGCCCAGTCATCTCCATTGTCATCAGACTCATCGGCAGCCAGAGTCATAACTGCGTTTCCTGCCTCCGCACCTGCGATGGTGAAAGCCGCAGCACTCACGGTAGGAGAAGAAACCATAACCAATCGACCAAGCACCCTACTACAACTCAGACCAGTCGAACAGGTGATCGTGTCGAAGTTTTTGAGGTCAGTAGTAGCGTTAAAGGCTCTGACTCCTGCAAAAAGATTGGTTGAAAAAAGTAGGGTCAGTAAGAACGCCATGAAATACTTCATTGTTAAAACTCCTTTGTTTAACTTTGTAATTTTAAACCGACATCTTTAGCAG